TGTCACCCTTCTTGCCAGTCATAGGCATCTTCTGTACTAAGTTAGCTAGGACAAGAGATTTCTTATATGCTGCAATTACCTCATCAGACCATAGTTCTGGGATAAAAGCACCTGATACCGCTTTAGTTACTGTGTTGCTTGAGCTTGGAGTTAAGTTAGCCATTTAAGTTTCCTTAATAATATTAAAAGTTATCTAACCCTACCTTCAGAATACGCTTGTCGTATTTCAGAGGCTAACGCTTGATAGCGTTGTGGGTCTTTAGTCATGAGTTCTACAATGTCTGCACGTCTGTAGATTTTCTTACGACTAGGTTCGCCTGAACCCTTTACATTACCTGTAGAGGCATTCTTGACGGACTGCTTACGTGCTGTTGTCTCTGTTTTCTTAACGTCAGCTACAATGCTTTGACGTTCTTTCCAAAGACTAAACAACTCATCAGCACTGTCATAGTCATAAGAATCCGCTTTACGCAGAAGTTCTGTACGTATCTTTGACTTACCTACCCACTCAATAAAATTGTTATCTGCTACAATATCTTTAAAGTCTGGATGATTACTCTTTAGTTGTGCAAGCGTTTGTTGCTGCGCTAATTGAGCTGCCATCTGTTGACTTTGTTTAACAGAAGGGTGGTTTTCCAACATCTTAGAAATAGCTTCTTTAGGATTCTCGAAGAAGTCTAGGTCATCAATGTCTTGCGTCTCAGTTTGTACAGGGGCTTGTTGTTGTTGTGCGACAGTTTGCGTTTTAATAAAGTCGTCAACTACTTTTCGTAACTCACCTACTTCAGAAGATTGCTTACCTAAAAGTTTTTCAGCGTTTTGGTGCATCGCAATGATGTCCTTAACTTCCTTGCCTCTATACTTATCAGGGATGTCGTCTTCTTCTACTTCCTCAACTTGAGGTTCTTCAGCTGCTACATAATCTTCATACCCACTTTTAGGAGTTTGCTCTTGTGGAGTCTCTTCTAGTGTGTCAAAGATTTCTTCGTTGTCTTCTAAACGGCTGTCTAGTTCTTGTGCCATATTGTATTTCTCCGTACCTTAACAGTATTGTGGAAAGTTAAATGTCTAAGCCTCTTGCCCAACGAGGTTAATTAGACTTCATTTGCTGATTTATAACCTTGTTCGATAAAATCTTCTAGGTTAAGCATCATGCGTATAATGGAAAGTTCACCTTGTACTTTATAAAGGTCTTTCTCATCTTTAAGATAACCTATATCGTAAGCTTCAAGTCGGTCTTGTAAGTCATCGACTAACTGTACCCACCCTGCACTTTGAAATAGGTTAAAATAATTATCGTAATATTCTTGTTCTTCTTTCGTCATGTTACCCTCCTATAGGCATGACTATATTAATGAGCCGTATTATAACATAAAATTATAAAAAAGTCAAGAAATTTATTGACTATCTAAATTGTTTGTGTTAATAGGCTGTACATTATTTTGCGGCTGTTTAGCCTGTATGTCTGCGTCTTGACGTTGTTTCTTTAATGTCAATTCAGCAAGCTTCATACGCTTCTCAAACTCTTTGTCATCCTTAGCACCTTCGTCCAAGTTAACACTGACAGCTTTAATACGTTGTGTCTCAGCATTGTACTGTTCAACCTGAGCTTCCACTTGGTATTTAGCAGCTCTTGCATTAGCTTCTGCTGCTTGTGCTTGTAACGCTGCTGCTGTTGCTTGCTCTTTAGCCATTTCAAGTTGTAACTTCTGCTGTTCAATCTGCTGTTGCATTTGCTGCATCTGCTGTTGCTCAGGAGTAACTTGTTGTGATTGTCGTATTTTTGCAATCATTTCCTCACGATTAGAGAGGTTCATGTTTTCGATAATACTTTCAATCAACATAGGATATGTAGGACTATCAGCTGGCATTGTCTGTAACAACTGTACAAGCTGTGTCACTTCATACTCACGAGCAATGATACCTAAGCTAGATGTAGGAACAAACTTAAAGTCCTGTGCAGGATAAAGCTCAGGGTTATACTGCATATAACGCCAAGCTGTCTTCTGTACCATAGGGATTAGGAACATCTCTTGGAAGTTAATCAGAGTACGCTTATGTCGTTTGATAATAGCACCAAGAGACATACTGATACCTGCTGCCGTAGCCTCACCGTTAACACCACCTGATACACCTGTACTATCTACAGCACCAGTAGCTTGTTGTACCATCTGTTCAAGCTGTCCTGCTTGTGCAAACGTAACCTGTCCTACATTACCAAAGTTAAATGGCTGTAACACTTCAGCAGGATTACCATTAGTTAAGAACACCTTACCTGCCTTCACTTCTGGTTTCATACCTCTAGGAAGCCTTGAGGCATCCACAGCGAGCATTGGATGGATAGTTAGTGCTAGGGCATCAATACGTGCTCTAAGTTCTGTGTCGAGTGCTTTCTGGCTGTTATAGCCCTTCTCACAAACACCACGTCCCCAGAAACGATTAGGAACAACATCCCAAGGGAATGCTACGATAGGACGGTCTTGCATCATGTAAGGGTTTTCTTCAACCTTCATCAAGACACCATTAGCAATAATGACGATGGCTTCCACGTATTCGCTTTTAGCTTCTTCTTCATTCAGAGGTATAACCTCTTCATCTTCATCAGCCATAGCATTTTCTAACATATAACGTGGTACTAAACCATAGTACTTTGTCAATCGTACTTTATCTTCAGGATGGTGCAGTAGTTCTTTATCAGCCTCTAAACTAATGTCAGTGTGTGCAATACCAATATCTTCGTTACGGTAGATGCCTTGTTCCTGCAACATAGTTACTTGATGCGTAGAAACAAACTGGTCTACAGCTACACCTAGAGCATCATCTACAGATGTAGCTACAGGGTCAATAAGAAAGTTCTGTGGTAGTACAGGGTTTAGCTTAACAACGAAACGGTCTTGAAGCTCAACACCTACAGCTTGCATAGCACCTTCCATGATAGGTTGCGTAGCAGGGCGCATCTCTTTCACTTCTTCTAAGACAAGCTCACCAATACCAGTACCATAAATAGCAGAGTTAAGAATACACTCTGCAACACCCTTACGTGTTTTGGTGAAGTGGAAATCTTCTTGTAATTGATTACGGATTTGCTGAATGTCCATAGGGTTTTGGTCTGCTCCATCATCTTTGATGTCAAACCATTTACCTCTACCGAAAGTTGCCTCTTCCACTTCTGCAACACTAGACTCAACAGCTTGCTGTAAAGCAGGAGCAATAAGCCTAGAACGCTCACTCTCACGCATAGTATCCGAGCCATCCCAAATACCACGCCATAGACGGAAGTACTCTTCGTGTTTGTCTTCGTAGTTTGATTCATAATGCTCTCGCCATTCCTCACACTTATCTAACACCCAACTCTCTAGTGTTTGTTCTTGTTTAAAATCGCTATAATCTGCCATGTTTAATACCCTGCCATTATGTCAAGAGGTTCAAATTCCTCTTCAAAATCTAATAAATCATTGTGGTATGCAACATGAGCCAACTGGTCTATATATGCTAAAGCATCCACTAAATCATCGTGTACAAGCTTATTTGGGAACTGGAACAGCTCATCTAAGAACTTATTGTTCCAATCTCCTTTGTTCAATACTATACGTCCATGTTCAAACCTACCCTGTAATGCGTGAACAATCCTAGTTATTTTGTTCTGATTACCGTGTGATAGTTCTTCTACTCTAAAGAAGTTGTTTGTCATACGCATATAATCATACAGAGGATTACCAACAGCCTGTCTTGCAATACCCTTCTCAATACCTACAGATAGTGGTCTATATCTGTTAACAAGCTGTATGAGGTTCTCTGCTGTCTGTGATGTAGTCCATACACCATGCTTGATTTCTTTCACCCACCAACCATTCTCATTAACTTTAACTACAGCCATAGCTGTTGTATCGTTTCTTTTATTTCGTTTACTGGTAGCAGTAGGGTCTACGAAACCTGCAACATCGACAGCAATGTGATAGTCACCTATCTCTGGTTCTTCTTCGTCAAACAACACCCACTCTTCTTTAAACACTTCAGAGCCTAATGCTTCAAAGGATGCCATGAACTCTTGTCTGAATGCATAAGAGGACATACTCTTCTTAGCTAGGTTTATTTCCTCAGGGTCTAGTTTCTCATTATCATAAGAGGTGAAGTGCCATGACTTGTAGCTTTCATCGTCTGACTGGTCAGCGTATGCAAACAAATCGTAGAAGTGGTTACGTCCCTTAGGTGTTCCTATGAACAGGGCATCTCCCTTCCTATCGGCTAATGCAGGACGAAGGATTTCTTCCCACACCTGCTGTTTCATATCTGCATATTCATCCATTACGAGGTATTCTAAACTNACACCACGCATTGTGTCTGGTCTATCTGCACCCTTTAATAATATGCGTGAGCCATTTATCAGCTTCATCTCCATGTTATTAATGTGTTTGCTCTCTAATACAGGATGCACAAGGTCTTCTAACAAAGACCACATAATATCACGTGCCTGTCCCTGTGTAGGAGCTACGTAGAAGACGGTACAGCGTTCTGCTTGTAATGCACGAATAATCATAGTCCATGCAGCAAGTCTACTCTTACCACAACGTCTTCCTGCTGCAACAACCTTAAAGCGTGTGTTGTCATTAAACACATCTTTCTGCCAGTTTAGTAGCTCTACGTTTAGCTGTGTCATGATGTATGCTCAATAATGCAATCAGCCACTTCTTTTATTCTTTGTTTTATTTGTTTAGGCGTGGACTTTGCGAGGTATTCTTTGTGGTTGAGGAACTCTGCTGCTGCTTCGTCATATCTATGCTCATTGAACAAGCGTCTAAACTTAGGAGACTGTTGAATATCCCCACGATAGAATGCAGACATAATGACACAACGCATACGCTCCGTGAGAAGAGGATATGCAGGAATAAACTTCCTCTTACATTCTTCTTCTAAAATAGAGAAGGCTTCTTTGTAGGACATGTACATAAACTTACCAGTCTGACCAACACCTCTTGTAGGGATGCCTTTGTGGTCTTTGTACTCTCCGTCCACGTACCCTTCTTTTAATGCAACATAACGCTGTTCAGGAGACAATTCTCCCTCTACAGACTCTATTGCTCTAATAGCTGCCATACCGTGTAATGTCTTAGGCTTACTTTTCTTCATAGTCACCGTCTATAGCATCATTGTCATTAGAGGTGATTGTTGTCTCACCACCTACTCCTGTGATATTAATCTGAATAGCATTCTTACCACCATTCTTCGTAACATCTTTCTCAAATGCAGCTACAGGCAACACCCTATCCATCACTAACTTCCATGCAGCAGCCTGATTCTTATGCTCATCATTCAATGCAGCATCAAAGATAGACTCCAATACCTTAGCACTCTTAGGAGAAGCTAACATACGAGCCTTATACTCGTTAATAATACCTGCATCACCCTTAGGACGACCTACAGCTCTCTTACCTTTGTTAGCAGTTTTAGACTCAACCACAGCTTTAGGTGGTCTTCCTCTTCTTTTTGGTGTTTTATCTGTCATTATGTTCTCTGATTAACAGGCATATTGTGGGGCAACTAACATATACTTCATAAGGAGTGGTATTGCTTACCTCCTCCTCCTCTTAAAAGCTTATTTTTAAGAGCTAGAAGTACTTACTAGGAGTGCTCCCTAGAAGTTGCTTGATTATAACATATTATTGAGAGAATGTCAATACCTTTTATTAGGTTTTATGTAAATAATTACTAAATAATCCTTTTCTTAGAAATTTCAAGCACTTGTGCATTAGATTTATACGTACTTTCCCGTAATAATTAACAAGGTTTTACCCATTATAAAAGTTGAAAATCACCCTCTTGCAAGTTTGAGAGCCTACTTATAATAATCAAGACAATAAATCCCCACCCCGAGGGCTATCACAGAAAGTTGTGAAAGTAAAATAACTATAAGTACTACCATATAACCAAATTGAATTTACATAAGTGTGAGAGTGTGATAAGCACCCTATAGCCACCAACTAACACAGAAGCACATAACACAGCAACATAATTTATATACAAAATAATTATATCTAAATAACTAAATGTTATTAGAGTTTAAATGCTCCTGAATGGCTCTGTATTGAATTCAACACCTTACCCTAAGCCAGTGTATTACTCACTAGGAGATCTCTTAATCTGGTGATTTTCACCCTTACAGACCGCATTTTATAAGGGCTTATTTTTAGGGTGTTTTGGGGAAGTGGAGAGAGGTTGTTAAAATGGTTATAAGCATATAACAAAATGATATTGTACTAGGATGTTAGTTGTGTTAATGGGCGTTATAAATGCACCACTGGTACGACCACTGAATAAATCCAACTGGTCTAATCTGTTATAGCTCACATATCTGTATAATGGGAACCATCAACAGGACGACAGCAGTCTCCTACCGAGTTGATATGTTCTTTAACAATTAGGTATGTGAAAACAGATAGGCACTTAGTGTGCAATCTTATCAACGATTCGAGGTGTTCGCAATATCACGCTAGGCATTATGTATATGCTAGGCACTGTACGCACTGTGTGATTGAGGGGTGAACTTGATAGATGAGGTGTAAAGCTAAGTATTAAAGGTTATCTGCTAGAGCATACCTATACAGGGGCGAACATAAGCCCTACCCTCAAGCTACTAGACAGGGTGCAGATCTGATACGTCAGCAGACTATCGCAAAGCAAATCCTAGTTAATCATCACACTGTCTAGTGGTTATCTCTAAGCATCTCAAGGGGTGTTTAGACATAACTATAAACAAGGGGTAATAATTATGAATTTTACAAAAGCAATGAAACAACAGTTCTTCCTTGAGAAAAAGGAACACGGTGGCAAAGGTGATTGTTCTGTTAAGTGTGTGTCTATTGTCTGCGATGTTCCTTATATGGTGGCACATAAGGCACTACAACAAGAGGGCAGAATACTAGGCAAAGGTGCAACATACTTTCAAATCAGACAAGCAATTACAGCACTAGGATATGATTTGGAAGATGTCGAGGTGGAAGCTAAAACCATGACAACACTGGATAGAGACAGACAGGTTCAAAAGGGATACTTCTACGCACTTTTAAGGGGTCACATTGCAAGCGTAGTTAATGGCAAAATTGAGGATTGGTCACAGGGGCGCAGACACAAGATTATAGAAGTGTGCAAGGTAACACCTGCTGTATCAAGAAAAGAACGTAAGCAACGTATTAAAGCAATTATGGGGGCATAAGCCCCTAAAGGAGAAATAAAATGAGATTATATGACGTATGCAATGACTATTCACTATGTGACAAGGTTAGTGATAAATCTATAGAGGTATCAAAAACAAAAGATTACAAGTGGGTTAAAAGTTTCTATCTAGGACACCCAATTATTTTGGGGTGGCATAAGGAATACGAAGAATTACACTATGTTAAATCTGAAGATAATGTGAATTTAACTGGTAACTTTATTCCTTGGGATTAGTTCATTAATCTAGGGCATTGGTTGCAGTGTCCTATCTAATGCACTACCGCAT